ATAAAATACAATAACTTATAAGGCAACAACACAATTTGCCTTATTTAAACATAATAAAGACATGGAGCATGGCATGAAAGATCAAGAAAATTATAAAATAATGTTTTCAATATACGACAATGTAAGCGAGTTATACGAAGCACCCTTTGTAGATCTTAACAAAGGAACAGCATTAAGAAGAATTCAAGATTTAATGCATAGTAACCCCACTAGTCCCTACGCAAAATTTCCAGATAATTTTATATTAATGAGCGTTGGGCTATGGAACGACAAAACAGGTTACATATTCTGCGATAAAGCAGAAACAATAATGGAACTAAATCAAATAGCACAAAAGGAATAAAATATGTCAATATTCGGAAAATCAGGTAACCAGCCAACAACATTAAGTAAAGACTTTAGTAGAAGTCCTAAAGCTGAAATCCAGAGATCTGTATTTAACAGAGATCATGGATTAAAAACAACAATAGATGCTGGTAAACTATACCCTATTTTCTACGATGAAGCCCTACCAGGCGATACTTTTGATTTAGATGCTAACGGCTTTGGACGATTAGCAACACCAATTAATCCATATATGGATAATTTATACGTACAAACTTTCTTTTTCTCTGTCCCATTTAGAATTATTTGGGACAATTGGGAAAAATTCTGTGGAGAACAAGTTAATCCGGGAGATAGTACAGACTATATGACACCACAGATACAAAATGTTACTGTGGCAGAAGAATCATTATACGACTACTTTGGTTTACCAACAGGAGTAGCAAATATAAGTTTTAATAATTTAGCTGGAAGAAGCTATAATTTAATATGGAACGAATGGTTTCGTGACGAAAACTTACAAAACAGCTTGACTGTAGACAAAGGCGATGGTCCTGATACAGCAAGCAATTATACAATACAAAAAAGAGGTAAAAGACACGATTATTTTACAAGTGCTTTACCGTGGCCTCAAAAAGGTACAGCTGTTAATTTACCATTAGGTACAACAGCTCCCGTTATATCAGACGGAAATACACCAAAATTTTCACCAACATCAGGATCAGGTGAAACAAGAGATTTTATCTATTTAGATACAAAAGGTTTTGCAAATGATTTAACACCAACATTCACAAATTCACCTTTAAAATTTAGTCAAACAGGACTACAAGCTGATTTAACAACAGCAACATCAGCAACAATTAATCAATTAAGAGAAGCCTTTCAAATTCAAGGACTTCTTGAGCGTGACGCTAGAGGTGGAACAAGATATAAAGAAATAATACAAGGTCACTTTAATGTGACCTCGCCTGACATGAGATTAGACCGACCAGAATTTCTGGGTGGTGGAAAAAGCTATATAAATGTTAATCCAATAGCTCAAACAAGTTCAACAGATTCAACAACACCTCAAGGTAATATGTCAGGGTTTGCAACAACTGGGTTTACAGGACACAGTTTTACAAAATCCTTTACAGAGCATTGTTGTGTAATAGGACTAGTAGCAGTATTTGCCGATTTAACGTACCAACAAGGTATTAATAGATTTTTTAGTAAAAGAACTAGGTACGATTATTATTGGCCTGCGCTAGCCCATTTAGGCGAACAAAGCATATTAAATAAAGAAATATATGCACAAGGAAACGCAACTGACGATTTAGTATTTGGCTATCAAGAAAGATATGCCGAATACAGATACAAACCATCACAAATAACAGGAAAATTTAGAAGTAACGCTACAGGCACATTAGATAGCTGGCATTTAGCTCAAAATTTTGGGTCATTACCAGCATTAAATTCTTCATTTATAGAAGAAAACCCACCTGTAGACAGAATAACAGCAGTAAATAGTGAACCAGATCTGTTATTAGATATGTACTTTAAATTTAAAACAGCTAGACCAATGCCAACATACAGCGTACCTGCCCTATTGAGTCATTTTTAATGTTTGATGCAATAGGTAGTGTGATTGGTACACATTTAACAAATCAATCAAATAAGAAAATTGCAAATACCCAAATGCAATTTCAAGAAAGAATGTCTAGTACTGCTTATCAAAGAGCAATGGAAGATATGCGCAAAGCAGGTTTAAACCCAATATTAGCTGGTAAAGTAGGTGGTGCATCTACACCAGCTGGTGCAGGCATACCAGCTAAAGATTATGGAGAAGCTTATACTAGAGGTAGACAAACAAGCAATGCAAAACAATTACAAAATGCTCAAATACAACAAGCCCAAGCTAATGCAAGAAATGCATCACTTAATGCAGATATGAC